CACCTGACCACTTAGGACTTGAGAGCAAACCTGCCTCAAGCTCATTGATTTCATCTATACGGCTTTGGATGTCCATGTCAAGGTCTTGTAATTCTTTCAATAGCTCTTTAGCCTTGTTCACTCTCTATCTCCTTTGTGATATAATAATAGTGTGTTAATTATAGCTGAGGCAGAGAGTGTCTTAGCTTTTTTTATTACCAGGTTATGTGAATTTTCTTGTTAGAAACGAAATCTTGTCCAGTGAAAAAATTTTTAGATAGATAAAGCTTATATTTGACAGTAAAGCCAGCTCCTAATAATTCTCTTAACGCTTCCAACGTTCTTTCATCTCCTAATCGATTCCTGAGATATTCGTCTCTAACTGACCAAACATCGATTAAATAACCTGTATAACCTTTTTGAGCAGAAGTTTTTAGTTTTTGTTCTAGGTTATATTTCTCAAAATATCGCTCGAACCATTTTGAGTGGCTTTCTGAGCTTAATTGCTGCACTTCATCAAACAACGTCATTTTAACCCCAATCTTTTATTTTTATAATCTTGAAATTCCGTAGTATTCATAGCCACAATATTCAGAGCAGAAACCGTATGTATTAAAATATTCATCAAATACTCCAATTTCGCTATCGCATACAGGACAATGCGTCCTACGGTATCTTTCTTCTTTGTTCAGACCGTTCAAAATTTTCTTTTTGCGTTGACGTTTATTCATAGGTAGCCTCCTACGCTTTCACTACTGGGAAATGAATGTCGCCAATCACTAGGGACCCTACGCTATAATAATAGCCGTTATGTTCTGCCTCACAGTTGGCAATAGCTACAGGGTTCTGATTGTGGAAGATAGTTACTTTGTTTTTATAGCCCGTTCCCCAATGGTCAGGAATTTCTTTAGGTTCCCCAATTTCAACATCAGTAATCACAGCATCAAGTGATACATCTTGGAACTCCCCACCTGCTGAGGCACAGCAATCACTTTCAGACATCTCGATAGTGACCTTTGTGCCATCTTCAAGTAGCAGAAAGTCTTTGTCCCATTTCACGATACGCTTATAGAGTAACAATTCTTTAAGTTCTTCCAGTGAGCCGTATCTTGCATTTCCCCAATCAGGCTCATAGTAGTTTGGTAGTTTAATAGTTTCTGTCATCTTAATTTCCTTTTTTCTTCAAATACTCAGGTTGCTCGTAAACATTACCTATAACTTCATTTTCTTCAATTTCAGTCCATAAATTTACTGCTTCACTGCCTGTATCAATTACCCAAGCTCCTTCAAGTTGCTTAACAACCCCTATTATTTCCTTGTCATACTCATAAAAACCGCCCACTTCGTCAGCTCTTCCAAAAAATCTAGTGGTTTTCACAATGTCGCCTTCAAAGATCTCCTTACCGTTCTTGTCAACCAATCCTGTTGATTGCATGAGATATTCATCATCAATCGACCATCCTTTTAAATTGTTGCAGGTAAGCTTTTTGCTATCGTTCGCATAGACATTACCATTCCAGATAATCAATTCGTCATTAGCAAACATCTTTTGTCCGTGCTTATCCCACGCTCTATACTTCAGTATCATCCCAAATCCTCCTTAGATGAACAAACTAACTAACCATATCAAAAATGCACATGTAACGATTTTTGAAATATTGCTTTTTACAGCATACGAATAATCCTCTTCAGATTCTTTTTTGCTAGATAGTACAGGCCAGATGAAAGATAGTAGTGCATCCATCCCTAATGCTTGCCAGACTGTAATTTTACCAACTGGAATAATCGTTGTGATAATTTCATTCCATCCATACTGAACTACAAATGGCGATACAACGATTACAAATACCGCCCCAATAATGATTCCTAGTCTTTTCATTTTATAAATCCTCCTCTTTGACGAAACTTCCGTCTACCATCTTGCCTTTACGGTCTTTAATCTCATTCCATGCCATCTGGAAGCACTCAGCAATAGACCAACCTTTCTGCTGACAGTAGATGGTCAGCACTACCAAAATGTCACCCACAGCATCCTTGCCCTCATCGTCTCGTTTCTTGAGATGTGCCTGTGCTAGTTCGCCTGCTTCTTCAAATAACTTCAATGCTTGAGCCGTGCTATTGTCGGGATTGTCTAACCCTCGCTCTTTCGCCCAATGCTCGACATGATGCGCTAATAATTCCATGTTTGTTGTCATAGTAACACCTCATCCCCGACCTTCACCTTCTCATACACGTCCTTCGTAACTACGAACACACCGTAATCTCTGATAGTCACTGTATACAGCTTGCCATGTCGTCCTTTCTCAACGACCTTACCAAATATCTCAGCGCCTGCGTTATCTGCCTTATAGACAACCATCGGCTTCTTCTCTTCCAAATCTCGAATCCTGTCCATCTGCCAGATGTTTAATCCAGCAGACAATAAAATCCAGATAGCGATGAATCGTTTCACTTCTCGTGTTCCTCCTCAAAATAAAACTTTCCGTCGAATGGTTCGATTTTAATGATTCCATAATCCAATCCAAGTCTTGCTATGAATGGCTTGGTGATTCTTTCGTGCAAGGTAGACATCTGCTCCCTGAATTCATCTAACAGAAAAGTAGATTTGTAGAAATTGCATTGATAACAAGCAGGCATATAGTTTTCAAAACTATCCTCTCCGCCTCGATAGTGAGGATGCAAATGATCCACTCTCAAAGTTTTTAAATCCAATTCCTTGCCACAATAAGCACAGTGACCACCATACTTATCTAAAACTTTTTGTCTAGTGGCTTTAGATATGCTTTTTCGTTTCAATCTGTGACCTCCTCAAAGTAGCTATGAAGTTTACTTAAATTGATAATAGCAATCTCTTCAACAGAATGCTTTTCAATATCAAAATCTGGATCGTTTTTCCCAAATTCTTTCTTTATATCTTTTTCCGCTAGAAAAGGTAAGTCGAATGTACTTGCTCCATTTCTTAAGGCAAGCGGTTGACCGTGTTTGTTTACTACTCGATAACCTACATCGAACGGTCTGATTTTCGCAGGGATTTTTATGCGTTTGCTTTCAGTTTTTGTAGCTTGTTCAAGTGTTTGTACCATCACTCCACCTCATTTCTCAATTCAAAACCAATTCCATACAAGAGCAAATCATTTTGAAAGTCAACGAATGCTTCAATCATCTCAGCTTCTTGAAAATCGTATTCCTCGACCGTACCCAAGAAATCATCAATATCATCTCTTTGGACACTTCCATATTCTGTCTTTGTATGTTCCACGGCTAATTCATAGCCATCAACACCAATTGTGTAGCAGATTCTACCACTTGAACAATCATATTTGTAATCCTTGATAATCACTATTTCATCTCCTTGCTCTTAATTTCTCTAGTGAGTCTATTTTTTAAAACATGACTTGTAAAATAAATACCGTCTTCATATGTATAATAATCAGCGGTTTCTTCAACCCATTGACTTCGTGTGTATGGGTATCTGTTTGGTCGTTTCATGTTACCACCTCATATATAAGTATTTTGTATCGATATCTTGTCCTAAAATACAATCTCTCAATGATCTCAAATCTTCTAACGCACTGCTGACGGTCCCCCATTTGTTCTCAGGTTCATACTGTACATACTTTTCAGGATACTGTTCCAATTCTGAGATGCCACGTTGAATGTTTTCAAAAATCTGAGCAACATTGTAGATAGTACCTTGTTTGAAATCCCAATCCATAGCAACCCTGAACATTTTCCCAAGATTATAAGTTGGAGAACTATTTTCAGGTTCATCTATGCAAATATAATCTCCGTTTTCTATTTTTCCTAAGATTTCCAAATCATAACTCATTAATCTATCTCCTCCATCTCAATTCCTGGGCAATCGAACACCCAACCGAAGCCAGTTTCTTCTAGTTGTTTGCGGGTGTGGTGCAAGCGAAATTCTTCGCACTCTTCGAAATTGCTTAGCATCCACGTATGACCAAATCTAAATGTCAGATATGTATTCTCTTCGGACATACCTTTCATTTTCACCAAATACCGCTTCTCTTCCTCGACCTCGTAGCCGTCAAGCCATGCACGGGCAAGTGTTTCTTGATTACATTCGTGATAAAACCATCTTTGAAGTTCCTCACTATCTTCATCATCTATAGACTTCATTAAATCTTGCAAGTCCCAATTATATTCTTTGGCTTCTTGAATATATTTATGAACACACTGCGGAACTTTGACTTTCTGCGGTTCGCCTAGTTGATTCGCTAATTCATTCTCTACCTCTAATAAAATATAAGTACAGTCAGTGTTCGCTTGATACCCTGCTACTTTATGAATTGAACCTTTACTAAGATTTTCCAAAAAAATATTAAGCTGCTCCACCGCTGACGTTTTTGCGTTGTCAATAAATTCTATATATCGTTTCATTGTTCTAACTCCTCAACTAACCTTGTGGCTTTCCAGATTTCCAAATTCTTGGCCATGATTTACAAAATACGAACCAATCAGAATCGCATCGGCCTCGTCGTCTTTGACGTTCAGGTCGAATTCATCAGACACCTTAGCAACTGCCTGCAGCTTCATTGACTTTTTACTTCGATCCTTGTAATTAAACTTCCAGTACTTGCGCCAGGTCGACACGTTCACGAAGTACACATTGTCAGCAATCAGTCGGCCAAGAATGATACCAGACTGCTGATTTGGCCCCATGACCGAGTTCTTCTCGACCACAATCGATTCAAAATGGCAGTCGTACTTCTGGAGCGCTCTCGATTGAATCGCTCGCAATTCACTAGCCATGAACCGTCCACGTTCAAAGAACGACTTACTTTTATGTTTTAAGACACCACTCTGGACAAGGTCAGAGCCGTGAAATACGGCCCATCCTGTCGCAGTAGTTGAAATGTCTAACGATAATGTCAGAGATTTCATTGCAGTTCTCCCTTGAATCCACAGAAATCAAATAGGTTTCGTTTATTATTCTCAATAAACTCAAAGAATTTCTGGAGTTCGGCTAAGTGGCGTTTTTCTCTCTTGACTCCAAGGCTTGTATGATACTCTGTCGGTATTTTCGGTGTCGCCTTAATATCTAACCAGTAGAGAGGCTCAAACACGTCGCCACTTGTATCAAGAGAAGCATCTGCATCTGTATTTCTAAAATGCATCTGCATATCA